AACTTCTTACCAAGTACATCCGAGAGTTCGTCGAACATCACGCTTAATCTTATGCCAAACACTGAAAAAGTAGACTCACTAATAAAAGAAAAGTTTCTTTGCCAGTCAAAATTTGCACAAGACATTGAACATTTGGTCGCGACTTCAAGGATTAACTACATCGAAGCAATCGTAACTTATTGCGAAGAGAATGGTATTGAGTTTGAATCGGTAGGCAAACTAATTTCAAAACCCCTAAAAGAAAAACTTAAGTGTGAAGCGACTGAACTTAATTTTCTTAAAAGAACCAGTCGTGCTAAATTAACTTTCTAAATGATGACACCGCTAGATGTTTATAAGACATACCTAGCATTCAAAAATCATTTCACTAAAGAAAATTATGATTACTTTCAATATTGTGGAAAGTCTCGCGCCTCTAAGGAGGCCTTCCACAAAAGAAAGGATAGATATTTCTTTGAACGCATGTCAAGGAAGAAAAGTGATGATGAAATCAAACAGTATTTTCTTGCCAACTTTGTTGAATGTAATGATCCCAGTAGACTGTGGATTGGTGAAATTATTGAATCAGGCGAGTCTAATTACCAAAATTGGTTAAAGAGATCTCAGAGTCTCACATATCTGTTTAAGACTGAAGTAGAAGTCTTTATTAACAAAAAGAATTTTGAACAATTATTTAAAGTAGACGGAACAAATCATCCAGAAATTCTCAAGAAGTATTTGCAAGGTGCAATCTCCATAGAAACTATGGTGATTCTTAATTCGATTCTTGGATTCGCTCCAAACTTTGATAAAAAACTAATAGATCCTGTTTGGGAAACCACTAGTTTGCGTCTGAAAAAATATCAGTCTTTCCTAAATAATGATAGTAGAAAATTTAAAGAAATACTAAAACAAGTAGTGTTATGAGCGAATTTTTCGATTCAGATATCGTAAAAGAACAAGTTAAGGAAATGGAAGATCTCCAAAGAGAGATCGTAAAAAAGACAATGCAAAGTCCATACATGGATGCTTCCGAAAAAAGGGAACATGTTGGACTTATGAAACAATTTTTAGAAAAACAAAAAAATCTATGTTTCAGGATCCAACTTTCTAAAGATCCACAAGCTATGGAGATGCATCAAAGAATCAAAGAAGCTGCAATGATGTTAGGGATGGATCCTTCTGGTGGCATTAATGAGTTCTTTGAAAAAATGGATGAAACGTTAACCTACCTGGAAGAAATTGCAGACGAGTAAAAATGGGACATCAGTATATTATTACATCTTCTTATTGTTATCACGATAACAGGATTGTGGATATGTTTTTCATCAATGGTATACCATTTACTTTTGATGATATAACTAGAATGCAAAAAGATGACCCATATATTCAAGTCGAAGCTGATGGAAACCAAACCTATACCATGGAGGATATGTATAAAGCCTCCGTATATTTGGTTATGGAAGAGTGCCATCCACTCATTTTTGAGTTAGACTTGAAGAACCCGGAAGAACTTCCGAAGAATTAAAACCAGGGCTTGACATCCCTTCTTGCTATCGGTAAGATAAAGTCGTCCCAAAGGCCAAATCCCACCAAATACGGAGAATACAAACATGTCTTTCGCAAATCTCAAGAAACAATCCCGCTCTGGTTCTCTGACCGAGAAGTTGATTAAAAAGGTCGAGAAACTGAATAGTGGAGAGAAATCTTCTGATGATCGCTTCTGGAAACCTGAAGTGGATAAGGCAGGAAACGGTTATGCTGTAATTCGATTTCTACCCGCACCTCAAGGGTGTGAACTTCCTTGGGCACAAGTTTGGAGTCATGCATTCCAAGGCCCTGGTGGTTGGTATATCGAAAACTCTCTAACCACATTGGGACAAAAAGACCCAGTATCCGAGCACAATCGTACCCTGTGGAACAGTGGTCGTGATTCCGATAAAGAAGTTGCTCGTAAACAGAAACGTAAACTTGCACACTACGCTAATATCTACGTTGTCACGGATCCTACGAATCCACAAAACGAAGGTCGTGTGTTCCTTTACAAGTTCGGTAAAAAGATTTTTGATAAGATCAGTGAGGCAATGCAACCTCAATTTGTAGATGAAGAGGCAATCAATCCCTTTGACTTCTGGGCTGGTGCTAACTTCAAACTGAAGATTCGTAAGGTTGAAGGTTATTGGAACTACGACAAGTCTGAGTTTGCAGAACCATCCGTTCTTCTTGACGATGATGATGCGCTTGAGAAGATGTATAACAACCTCAACGACTTGAATGAGTTCTCTGATCTAAAGAACTTTAAAGACTATGCTGCTCTTCAGAAACGTCTTGATTATGTCCTTGGTAACAAAGGTGTTCCCAAGATGCAAGATCAGGAGACCCAAGAGGAAGATGCACAGTGGGAACGCGAACGTAAGGGAGACTTCTCTGAGTCTCAGTCTTATAACGCACCTGCAGCTGCCAGTAGTGGTGGTTTCAATGATTCTGACATCACACCATCATCATCAACTGAAACCGATGAAGATGCAAACGACGCACTAAGTTACTTCCAAAAACTCGCAGAATCCTGACCTTGTGCAAACTCGGTTAACTATTCAATAAAATACTAGAAAGGAGGGTGTTATTACCCTCCTTTTTTTTATACTCCAGATAGTTTAGGATTATATGCTCTAGTTAGTTTGGAATTGACACTTGTACTTAAGTTCTTATCATATCTCATTGCCTTTCGTAAATCATCTTTGATTAGAGTTATATATTCCGGTCTTGGAAGTCGAAGCAACCTCTTCTCTTCATTATTTTGAACTTCATATTCATAGTTAGTTACTGGTTTTGCAATTGTAGAACCTTTCAATTCCTGAATTACTCCATCGTTATCCATGTATTCAAATGCTTTTGTGAGTTGCAATTCCCAGTTTGTTCCACTCCATCTGTAGACTTTATTATTAGATTGGTAAACATCTCCAACTTTTGTTTGAACTACAGAGTCGGGTTCAATATCAAATGATACTGAAGGAACTTCATAATAATTTGTACCTGGATCTATTATAGTTACTCCTATTACTTCACCATCTTTGAATGAAGTAATACCAGCTGCTGACCTGAAGGTAGGTGGAAGTTCAATGGTAACTACAGGAGCAACAGTATAACCGAAACCTGCTTGAGTAATATCAAATGAGGTTACATGGAAACCATATGTGCCTTGAGTTATGATTGCAGTTGCTGCAGCACTTACGGCAGTAAAAGGTTCTGCAATTGTTACCACGGGTGCAGTAGTGTAACCAAATCCAGTTTGAGTAATGTTAATACTCTGCACTCTTCCTAGACTATCAAGAGTAGTAAATGCCTGTGCTTTTGACCTATTACTATATTGTCCCACCATATTATCAACTCCCCCAATAATCCAAATTACTTCTTTATCATCATCTTTTACGAAAATGTCAGTAGGTTCGGGGACTTTGTTTGCAATGTAGACAGTTTCTGTATTGGTTATTGAACTAAGATCATATGCAATATCAAGATCAAATCCGTGAACTGATCCAGAATCTTGACCAACAACATAAAGTTTTTTACCATCATCACCAAAACTAAATCCAACTAGATCAAAGTCTTGAATAAGACTTCCAAGTTGTGTAGTTGATGCTAATGATGGACTTGAAATATTATATGGGTTAGTAAGATTAAAAGTCTTGATACTATCTGGATTATTACCATCCAAAATGAACATCTTCAAACCATCTCCACTGAACCTAACTCCACCAGGAGCATCTAGAGTGAAAGAGGTGGAATAGATTGCAGTTGTAAGATCCCAAGCAACAACTAACTGATAGTATGCAACCTTTTGTGTTCCACTTTGGCCACCAGTTACAAATAATGCACTACCATTGTTTGTAACATCAATACCATTACAGTAAGAAAACTGTCCACTAACATCTAAAGTTGGGCCTGCTACAACGGTAGCAATATCCCATGGAGTTGAGAGATAGAACTCTTTAACTTGATTGCTACCAGACATACTAGTAGTATAGATTTTATAACCATCTGGTTTGATTGCCATACCATCGACATCACTACCCAGACCGATTGGAGATTTCTTGGTAAATCGAGAACCAACAACATAGTTTGGAGGTAAACCCACAGAAATCGATGGAGATGTGAGACCATATCCAATACCATTATCAACTATATTGATGGTTGTAACTCTACCTGTTGATGCACTTAAAGATCCATCATCATCAAGTATCGAAGTTGATGTTGCATTTCTGGATGAGAATGGTTCACTAATGGTTACGGTTGGTGGGGTTCTATATCCCTTACCAGTATTAAAACCAACTGTTGTACTGAAACCGCTAATATGGAAATCTTCTATTTCTACAGTCGCAGTAGCTTGAATAGTTGTTGGTGGAGATGAAAAACCAATTTTAGGATTTCTTATATAACCTCTACCTGCACTAGAAATGGAAGCACCATTGACTTCAAAGTCAAGTATAGTTGGTACAACAGTAGCACCTATTCCTGGTAAGGTAATTACTGGGAAATTAACTCCTGGAGGAGTCTCTGTGACTATTTGATATTCTGGTGCATCATAATATGTTTTATCGACTTTAAGTCCAGCTGGGACTAACAATCTACCGAAAACATCAACAGACTGTATGGTTTCGTAGTGATGGATCTCCAATAGTTTTTCTTCAGTATCATATTTTTCCATCATATAATTGTGAAGATCCCCATTAGACAGAGGCCAGTCAGTATAATAATCTTGAACATTATTTACAAGTTTAACAACCCAATCTAATTCAGAGTCTCCGTATACTTTTTTAGCAACTTGATCTGGTCTTTCATTTTCTTCTATTTTATAGAAATCAAATGAAGTAAAAACAGCCTCTAAATCTTCTCTGAGTTTAGTTCTTCTGAATAAATTTTTAGCTACGGTAACTTCATCATTGGATTTTGATCCTTTGAATCTATTAACGTATTGTATGTTTGGCAGTTCGTTGAAGTATCCCATGAGTTTTAGTATCCTATTTCGTCATCATCAAGGTCTTCAAAATCACTAGTATATATTGGAGTTAATTCCTTAAATTGCAGAAGAATAGTCACAGCAACTGGTTGACCATCATCATATGCTGCCCACATGTTATCGGGTGAATAGTCTGTATCAAATCCAGTTAATGCACACATTTTAAATTTAGGCATTGATTTATTTTTTTCATCACCTGTTGTCTTAAATTCAACTTGAAATACATTTGGTGTTTTTATGAAGTAATTTTCCCCAGTGTTTGAATTCTTAGGAGACATTCCTTGTTTAAAAAATCTAATAATTTTTCGTATCCGTATCGCTTCGTCCCTACTTCTCGCAGTCATTCGATATGCCAGTCCAAAATCTCTAAGTACAGGTGATCTGAACAATAATTCCATATTAGGGTTTGGAATAACACCTGCACCCCTTGCAAGAATTGTTTCTGCTGAAACATTAGCTCCTGCAGCTTTTAGAATATTGCTTGATATGACTGAGGATAGTAATTGTTTTCCTGATGTAGAATTATTTACACCACCTGCTGCATCTAAAAGACCCTTCGCCGCAATACCGGCTCTGGCGCCGCCAGTTATACCACCTAAACCAATACCACTACCAGCGCCGCTAGCACCAAGAGCTGCCAAACCAGCACCGCCTGCAGCAGCCAAACCGGCAGCAGTAAGATATCCTCCCGTATCCCCCAATACCTTCTGAGTCAATCCAGCAGAAAGAGTGTTCATAGTATCTTCACCAAATTGAACGTTTCTCTTTTCCACAAAACTTTGGGGCATGGGAAGTATCACAGTACCTTTAAGTTCTTTCTTTCTATATTCCTCACTATAATCGGTGCCTTGTAATAATCCTTTTGTAAAAACGTTATACTGTGATGCTGGTGAATTTGGTCCTTGTTGTCCAGAAGTAAGTTGCGGGTCAGCAGCAAATTCAACTGCATTTGGAGGTGCGTATGAAATCTGCTGTATAAGAACCGTATCCATAGATTTGGATTGAGGACCTTCCAAGGAAAGTGGATATACTAATGTTTGCTGCTTGAAGGAATCGGGGATGCTAGGATAAAAGTTATTGTTTGCTCCTACTTTATTTAAGTTACCTCCACCACCAGTAATAACATCAAGGGCGGATTGGAAGTCGGTCAAGAGACCACCAGTTAGGTTATCTACTATTTCGCCGGCCCCGGGCCCGCTGGGATCATTTACTGGATCGTCAATCCAAGGAGGGGGGGCATTTTTTGTCTGTTTAGCCCAGGCTGCAGCGGATGGATCCAAATTTGCCTTGATACTTTTCAAGCTCTGTAGATTTAAATTATAAAAATTAAGTACTCCTATGTTTTTATTAAAATCATTACCTTCCCAAATTGGTGCGGTTCCAACGGTTTTATCCTTACCCTTGGATGATACATACTTAGTAGCTCTTACTCTAATATTATTAGTTGCGTCCACAGTGATCTTATAGGTAACAGTACCACCCAAGTTATCTGTTACTGTTAGACCTTCTTCGATGATTTTCTCTGCCACTTATGTCAAGTAATGAGATTCTTGCTATTATTTAGACTACTTTGGTGAACGTATATATTTTGCGTAAGATATTGAAGTCAAAACAGGTAACTCTGTTGAAGTAACTTCATATAAATTACTCTGCATTTCGGCCCAGGTATAATTTCTGGGGTCCTTAAAATGTATATTATATCCTCGGAATCCCCATCGAAATACTTCTAGGCATTCGATTAGTGGGTGTTGATCGTACTTAAGATCTCTCGTCTTTGCCTTGTATAAAAACGTATAATATTTTCCTTGATCTGGTACAGGTGTAACTGTATATTTCAGTGTATCCATGATCAACATCATGCGATCTTCTACATCTTGTTCTGCATTAATTTTATCTTTTATTGGACTAATCCTATCATCACTTAGAATAGGTTCATCACCTTTTGCAATTAGATCTGAGAGATCTTGTTCTGCTCTTTGTTGCTTTAGAGTCTTTCTTGGCATTACTTGATACCTAGATCTTTTTCTGTCATGATCTTGAATTCATAGTTACGATCATCACAGAATTCCTGTGCAGCTTTCCACTTTGCTTGATTAACTGCCCAGGTTTTAACTTTATATACCCATTGTTTTGTCCTTCTTTTGGGATTCTGTTCGGGCATTTCCACTTCTTTTTGTGGTTTGACTTCAATTACCATCGATCTTTTTTTACCAAACTTATCAGTGTATCGAACAAGGAAGTCTGGATAGTAACGATGAATCTTATTATCAATTGGAGAAACATATGGAATGCAGAACTCCTCGGATTGCCACTGGTTTACATTTTCATTGAGATCACAGTATCTCATAAATTTTCGTTCCCAGAGTGAACGATAAACAATATTCGCTGGGTCACCTTTATACTTTCGGGGATTCTCTGGGCGGTATTTTCCCTTATAACTCATATACATAGTATAGATCCTTAAAAAATATTTATAGTGGCCACTAACGCTAATTTCAGATACGAAGTAGATCCTCTTCACATCAAGATGACTGAGGGTAAAACTGATACTAGATCTGGGACCATTGGCGGTGCCATGGATTATGTTGGAGAAATTGCACAATCCAGTCAATTCAAACTAAATTTATATTTGAGCGGGCAAGGCACTGATGGTGATAATGACTTGAACAAGTGGTTGAAAGAGTGTGGATTATATGGGAATAATGCTAACGATGATAGATTAAAATATGATTTGTTATGCCATCAAGCACAACTACCTGGAACACAATTTGATCTTGCTACAGAAAGGGGAGGATTTCAAGGAGTAACCGAAACTTTTGCAAGACATAGACAGTTTACACAGTTTGCAGTATCTTTTTACATTGACACTAATTATCATATTATCCGAGTATTTGAAGAGTGGATGAACTTCATCAATCCTCTACATACAAGTGCAGGAAAGTCAAAACAAGGTAGTGCTGCAGGAAGTTTGTTTCGATCAGCTGATCAAGATAGAAATAATTTCTTTAGAATGAGATATCCCAATACTTATAAGAAAGATATTTCTATTACTAAATTTGAGAGGAATGCCGGATTTAAATTACAGAACGTTTATACCAAAGAACAACAAAGCAACCACTTGACATATAACTTTGTTAATGCCTTTCCCATTCAGATTGGTGCAGTTGATATGTCTTATGGAGCATCTCAGTTACTAAAGGTAGATGTTGTTTTTAACTACGACAGATATACTACGATGAAACATAATGCTAGTAATCCTGCTCCATCACCAACCAATCTTGCACCAGAAACACAGGAACAATTAAACCAACAACTACTATCTACGTTCCCAGATGTGTCTGGGTTCGTATCGTCATCTGTCAATAGTGGGCTATCCTGAGCTCTCTAAATAAAATTACTGAATTGAATAATTATGCCATTACCTAAGATTACTGCACCAACTTATCAATTAAAGTTACCTTCTACTGGACAAACAATTAAATACAGACCCTTTTTAGTTAAAGAAGAAAAAGTTTTGATTCTTGCTCTTGAGAGTCAAAACGTACAACAGATTACCATAGCAATTAAACAGGTATTGTCTGAGTGCATCATAACTAAAGGAGTAAAAGTAGAAGATCTTCCTTCTTTTGACATTGAATATGTTTTCTTAAATGTTCGTGCAAAGTCTGTTGGTGAAGCAATCGATCTAATTGTTACCTGTCAGGATGACGGAGAGACTGAAGTATCTGTAAAAATCTTTGTCGATCAGGTAAATGTAGAATTTGCAGAGGATCATTCTCCTGAAATTAAATTAGATGATTCTGTAAGTTTGAAGATGAAGTATCCTTCATTGGATCAATTTATCCAAAATAATTTTGATTTCCAAGATCAGGAGTCGATGAGTACGATCGAAAAATCATTTGAAATCATTGCAGATTGTATTGATACTGTGTTCACTGCAGAAGAAGCTTGGTCTTCATCTGATTGTACTAAAAAAGAATTGTTGGAGTTTATTGAAGGAATGAATTCTTCACAATTTAAGATGGTAGAAAAGTTTTTTGAAACTATGCCAAAATTAACTCATACCTTCACAGTCAAAAATCCAAAAACAAAAAAAGAAAATAATGTTACGTTGGAGGGTTTATCGAGTTTTTTCGGCTGATAATGTCTCATATCAGTCTTGAGGCATACTATAGAATAAACTTCGCTTTGATGCAGTTCCATAAATACAGCTTGACTGAGATTGAAGACATGATGCCTTGGGAAAGAGAAATTTATCTTACCCTTTTGAGATCTCATATTGAAGAAGAAAATTTAAAGGCACAACAACAAGCTAATGCAGGTTAATAACTTACCAAATCTAAGTGTAGCAGCTCCCAGATCTGCTGGAAAAATATCTTCACAGAGTATTTCTGGAGGAAAGACCTTAGGTTCTGGTATAGTTGATAGTGCCGCTAATAATATTGTAGGATTTAAAAAAGCAGGAACATCTGCCGTAGCACCAAAAGTACCTAATATTTCTTCATTACTTCAAACTATTTCTTCCAACATCATCAGTTCTGTAGAGAATATTACTGGTAATGTTAAGAATGTAATTCAGGGCGGAATTACTAACGTAAAAAATGTATTTGGTAAAAAAGAAAGAGAAGAAGATCCAAACAAAATAATGTCAGAGTTCTTAGGACTCTATAAAAAAGCATTAGATTATGTTAAATTCTTTGCAGATCCTAAACAACTCCGAGGATTTGATAAAGCAATTAAGTTATATCAAGATAGTCTAAAATCTACAGGAGATACTGTAGTTACTATCAGGAAGTTCATCAAAAAGATGATCAAAGACTTCCTAAAATTGAAGAATGAACTTTCCAGTATGGGTGGAGGTGGAGGTGGTTTTGCATTACCATTGCCCATACCTGGTCGCAGAAACAAACCCAGCCCTAGACCTAGAACTCGTACAAGAGTACCTAGAGGTGGACGTGGTAAATTAGGTTTAGGATTATTAGGTCTTGGATTGTTGGGTGGTGGCGCAATGGCCGCTCAAAAGTTTATAGGTGGAAATGAAGAAAAAAGACAAACTGCAACTGGAATAAGTGGAGAAATTGTTGCAAAATTTGATTCAGTTCTACAAAAATTTGATGAAGCTGTAACCAATTTAGAATCTCTAATATCGGGTAGTGGTGAAAAGGGAGATGGTAAAGATAAAAAAGGTGGCGGTGGTTCGGGTGGTTTTAGATCTGGTGTTGGTAATGTAGATGCTGCTACTATTAAAGCAGATACCGCAGAAAAGAAAGCATTTATTGCAACAGTTAGAGAAGCAGAAGGTACATCGGGAGAACAAGGTTATAACACAGTTTATGGTGGTGCTGTTGTGCCAGAATTGACCCAAATGACTTTGGGTGAATTGCACGAAGCTACTAAACTTGGTGGTACTGATAGGCTTCCTGAGAGATTGGGTGGTGGTGTCATTCCCTTCAAAAAAGACAAACATAATTCATCTGCTTCTGGTGCATTACAATTAATGCCTAATACTTTGATGGGATTGATGAATAGTGATAATTTTGATAAAGATACTATATTTACTCCCGAAGTCCAAAATCAAATGATTTTGCAGTTAGCTGCCGAACGTGGCATTGATGTTCAAAATATGGACGTGTCACAAATGCGTAAGGCTGGTGGTATTTGGGCTGGATTGACACCACAGTATAATCAAACAACAAGAACTGCCTCTGATAGTATGAAACTATATGATGATAATCTTATAGAGGCGCGTAAAACAACATCAAGTCCATATTCAGTCCCAGAAGGACAAATGGGTCCAGTAATTGAACCAAAACCCGATAAAGTATCATCATTAACTCCACAATCCGCGACTTATGTAAGTCAAGTGCCTGGGTCAAATAGCGTTACAATTATTCCTATGGGAGGTGGTGACTCGGGTCCTCAGGAAAGAACATCACCACCACCTCCAGTTCAGGTTGGAAGTAGTGAAAATCATATTAACTTCAATTTATCGCCGGAAGATTCAGACAATATTCATCCAATGCATACAAAAGCTACCCTCAACATCTGCTGATAACTAATGGCTCCCCGTAATCTATCTCCAAAAGTAAAAAAGAGTGCTGCTAAGATATTGAGTCTTGCTCGTAAATCGAGAGGATCAATGCAGATGAATCAGATGAACTTTGTTCGTACTTCAAAGTTCATTAAAAAAGAATCTGCAAGAATAAGTAAGCCTAAAATTGACAAGAGAAAATTAAAGAAACTCTTAAACACTGATTTTTCCAGTATCGCAGGTAATGCTGGCGGTGGTGGTGGTATCGGTGGACTGTTAGGACTGGGTGGATTTGGAGGAGGCGGGGGAGGCCGTGGTGGTCGTCGTGGAGGCAAACCGCCATCGAGAAGAGCCCAACAAAGATACAGAAGAAGATTTGGAAATAGAGCTGGTAACAGAAGATTTGGTAGATTACCTCAGTTTGGTAGAGGAGCGGGAGGTGTTCGTGGTGGTTTTGGAGTAAGAGGTGGATTACTCGGTGCTGCGTTTGCAGGACTTGAATATGGAGGAAGAGTATCTGAAGGACAAACACAGACACAAGCAATAACAGGAACTGCTGCATCTACTGCTGGTGGTATTGCTGGTGCATACGCAGGTGGTAAAGCAGGTGCATTGGCAGGTGGTGCTATTGGTGCTTTCTTTGGTGGAGTTGGTGCAGTACCAGGTGCTGCTATTGGTGGAGTCCTTGGTTCACTAATTGGGGGTTTTGGTGGATCTATGTTGGCTGGTGGTGCGGCAGATAAAGTTACTGGTGCAGATAAACTTATTGGTAAAGATGGTAAAAAAGAACAAGAAGAATTAAAAGAGAAAACAAAAATTGATCCACTCGAAGTAACCTTAGATAAATTCGATAGTGTAGTGGAGAGATTTTCAAAAGCAATTCTGAGTCTTAATCTTGCTGGTGAAGAAGAAGAAAAATCTGACGAAGAAATAGCTGTTGAGAGATATGGCGAAGACGTAGTTGAGGCTTTTAAAAGGACACAAGATACAGCAAGAAGAAACGAAGAAAAAGCAAGAAAAAAAGAAGAAGAGAAACAAAAAGCGATAACCGATATTAAAAAAGGTCCTTTTGGGGACATACTTGCTGAAACAATGTTTCCTGGGGAAAAGGAAGATGCTACTGCAAAAACACTCAATGCCCTAGGAGTTCCGCAAGAATATCAGGGTATAACTGCAATGATGATAGAATCATTAGTAGGTGGTATTGCAATGAGTAGAGGAAGAGGAGTTCCTGCTCGTCCAATTCGTCCACTCACAAAACCAACATCAATAAAAATCGGAGATCGGGTCGGACCAGATATATTTCCAGTAAAACCACCAGTATCTACTTCATCAGTAAAACCGACAACGCAGGTAACAGGACCACTAAGTAAACCAAAACCTAGAGTGTTGTCGGAAGCTATGAATAGTGCTGGAAACACTAGAGCTAAACTCGGGGAATTTAATGATGTTGGTAGAGCTCAGTTAGATGCTATGAGAGATATGTTAGGAGGTTCTTTGGGGAAAGGTTATAAAAAACCACAAGTTGAACCTATACAAGAGATGATTAAAAGAGCACTTAAATCTAATATCAAACCGGAATTTAATCCATCATCATTAACAGAACCTCTAACCAATTTTATGCCAAAAGGTGGCACACAATTGAAATTGGATATACCAAAAATATCAACCGACAAAAATCCATTCAAACCTTCTAGGACAATAGAAAAGAACTATGGTGATCAATCTTCTGCTGTTGGTATAGATCAATCTTTGGATTCTGGCATAAAGCAATCTTCTGCTGGTATAAATCAATATACAACTTATAACGGACCAAATAATACAATTGCCCTAATACAGGGTGGTGGAAACAGTCTACCGCAACCACCTTCACCACCAACGATGATGGCATCTGCTTCACTCCCACCACTACCATCACCATCAGCTCGGGAAATTGCAGACAAGTTCCAAGAAAGAATATTATTAAATACTTTAGCAGCAACTTAAAATGTCAGTAGCATTATCAGGACTAGAAGTAATTGGTGCAGAAATCCTTACCCGTAGTGGAAAGAGGTTCGATTTTTCTAGTGGAATCAATACCATTGACTATTTTGAAGATATCTTATCTCCATGCTGCACGATGAGAATCAATATACAGATATCTGTTAGGATGGTTAACAGTCTACCCATTCGTGGTGGAGAGAAGGTAGTTTTAAAATTACAAACAAGTAGTGGTATAGTTGATAGAGACGGGGATAAAGCTTTTTATGTAAAGAAGATAGAAAATTATGCTGCTAGTGGCACGAAAGAAGTTTTTGATATGTGTCTAGTAAGTAGAGAAGGACTTACTAATGAAACTACTAGATGTGAAAAAAAATATCAAAAACTTACTATTGATCAACATGTAAAATCTATTTTGAAAGATGTCTTAATTACAAATAATTATGAAGATAAGAACATAGAAAAAACATCAAATACATATAGTTTTATTGGAAATCAGAAAAAACCTTTCTATATTCTAAATTGGTTACTACCTAAAAGTATTCCTATTGCTGGAAAGTCTGGTACAGATGGAACAAAAGCTAAGGGTGTTTCTGGATTTTTCTTTTATGAAAATTCGGAAGGTTTTAATTTTAAGAGTATTGAAAAACTTATAGGTGGAATTGATGAACTTCCTTTTGTAGAATACACTTACGGAAATGTTTCTAAAGAAAATAGTATTCGTACAGAATTTAACATTCTAGATTATAAAATGGTAAGAAATATTGATCTTATAAATTCATTGAGAACCGGAATGTTTTCAAATGTTACATTCTTTTACGATCCATACGAATATAAGACAGATTTTTATCAATATAACCTAAAAGAAGAAATACTTGATAAACTAGGAGAACAAGATGATATTGATGTTCCTGGTGGGTTCGAGGATTCTCCTACAAGGATTCTAGTCAGAACATCAGACAGAGGTATCTTAGATCCCAATGATATTGCTGCTGACTCTGGTAGAGATAACGCCGACATGGCAAAATCTTTCGCTAGATATAACTTGCTTTTTACTCAGTCAATAAATATGACAGTACCGTGTAATATAAACTTAAAAGTTGGTGATGTTATTTCTGCCAAATTTCCAAAAGTTTCTGACTCTGATCTTCCAGAAAAAGATAGGGAACAAGGTGGTAAGTATCTTATTAAAAGTTTAAGACATCACTTTGAAGGAAATGCGAATGCAACTTATTTAAGGTTAATTCGTGATTCATACGGTATTTCATAAAGGAAAAACTATGGAAAGTATAGAACAACACATTAACAAGGACAAAGAAATCCTTGAAGACCCTACAGTCTCTCCACAACAACGTCGTCATATTGAGAGCGAATTGCACGACTTGGAAGATTATGCAGAGAATCATAAGAAAGAAATTGAAGCAGGTGATCATCATGATCCCACCCCATTAGAAATATATTGTGACACACATCCAGACGCAGATGAATGTCGGATTTACGAGGATTAATTAAATGATCGACGAGTCTTTTATAAAATCTAATTTTATCGGTAAAGACGGATTCATCTGGTGGATCGGTCAGATAGCTCCTGCAGATTCATGGAGAACCGGTAAGTCTAGAGTCGATACTCCTAAAGATGAAGGTTGGGCTTATAGATGTAAGGTAAGAATTATTGGTTATCATAGTTTCGATGACCAAGTATTGCCCAACGAGGATTTACCTTGGGCACATATCCTAACTAGTGCCGATTCTGGTGCTCCTGGCCAGGGTGGTTTTGGTAAGACACATGGACTTGTCGGAGGAGAATCGGTTTTAGGATTTTTCTTAGACGGAGAAGAAGGACAACAACCAGTGGTTGTATCTACTTTTTATAGAACAAAAGCAGTACAAAACCTAAAAGTTCCCACTCCATTTAAAGCTTTCAGTGCGATGACTGGGACGTTGACCCAGACTCCAACTAGAAAAAAACCTCCTAGTGAAAGTACATCAAAAGAAATTGAGAAAAAGAGCGTAGAAACTGGTCCTGCGTTTACTTTCAAGGATAATAATGCTAACCAAGCTTGGTGGAATTCTCCTACTGGATCTCTTGGTTTAGAACTAGATTCAAAAGCCTATCTTGGTACTGGTGGAGGTTCCGAATACGTTAGTAATCCGTTGTTAAGTGATGAGTTATTCGGAACTCCAGATCTCGCTGAAATGGGATTTAATAAAGCATTTTTTGATGCAGGTCCAGTAACAACATCAAATGGCTGTTTAACTGATATTCTTGCACAAATTCAATCGGGTCTTAATAGTTTACTAGGATTTATCAACGGTTTAGAAAAAACTGCTTTAGGGTATATCGATCCAGTAAGAAATTTAATTGTAGATATAAGTGGTAGTATTCAATCAGTTACTCGGTTGACAATGGGTCTAGTTAGATTCGTTGTTAACGGAATTAGAGAAAATATTGTTAAATTAGTCGGATGTCTATTTGAAGTATTTGCAATCACCATACCTCTACCTCAGTGGATGCAACTATCTGAGGCAGCAAAACAGATTTTAGATCTCATCTTCTGTTTGTTTGAAAAACTTTTTGGTCCCCTTGAAGAGTTTATTCAAGGTTTAATCAATGAAATGATCGGAGATTCTTTCAATGCTGCGTCTTGCGCTGTTGAAGAGTTTCTTGCTGCAACCATCGGTAAAGTCTCAGAACTGATGGAAGACGTACTAGGCGATCTCATGAGTGGTCTAGATTGGTTAGTTGATGGTATAGGAGATATTTCGGGATACATCCGTCAGGGTGTTGGTATGATCCAACAACTACTCAGTTTCCTTAACTGCGATGGTTTATTATGCAATAAACCTGGTACATGGGATCCATTTGGTAATATAGAATTCCCGGATACTGATGATTGGAATCAAACTCTTGCAAATATTGATATACTCTTTGGATATGGGGATGAGATAAACGATGTTGCTGGATTATTATCATTATTTGGAGGGGATACTCCATTTACTGATTGTAGGGACAAAAATATTAATCCACCAGATCAAGGTGCGGCTCCCAGACTTCCACCCGGAACTAAGTTTTATAAGTGTATCCCACCAGAAATTGTAATCTATGGTGATGGTGTAGGAGCTGAAGCTGTACCAGTCATCGATCCTGAATCAGGAAAAGTTCTTACAGCTGTTGTAACTAAACCGGGATCAGGTTACAAACAACCACCAAAAGTAAAGATTGTTGATAAAACAAATTATGGAAATGGTGCAACCGCAAAAACTAGAATTACCGGCGGATCTGTAAGTGACATTTATATTACTGATCCTGGTTCTGGATATTGCCCAACAAATCTATCCATAACATTACCAAAACCACCCAGAGATCCAGAACTACCACCAGAATGTGGTAATAGTACAGATTGTCCGCCAGGATTTGTTTGTGTTGATGGATATTGTGTTCCTGGATGTAATGACACTAGGGATTGTCCGCCTGGATTTAGTTGTGTTGATGGTGCGTGTATTCAAACATGTTCTATAGATGCAGATTGTCCACCAGGATATGTTTGTGTTGATGGTCAATGTGTGAGAGAAGATACACCTCCTGATGGCATATTCATTGATCTTCCTGAAATTATTGGTATAACAACGATTCCAATTGGCATTGTTACAGATATTGTTATCACTCGTCCCGGTACTGGATATACTGATGGCGATACAATACAAATAGGAGATGGTTGTGAATATACCCCAATCTTAACTGAAAATGGTTCAATTATTGGTATCGAAAGTTTATATCCGTGTGATCAGGAATTCTTTACAAATCCACCCATTACAATCATTACTAGTACTGGTTCGGGTGCAGAGGCATTCCCTGTTGTAGAATATAAACCACAATATACAGTGGACAATCAAGATATTGTTGGTCTCACAAGTATTAGAACTGTTATTAATTGTGTAGGCATTAGAGATTTAGTCTTTGTTGGATGGGTCAATGGATCTCCATATTATGGTCCATACCATGAACATGAAAACAAGAGAATGGTTGGACCAGTACATACTGATAGACCACATCCAGTCATCTATGATACTAAAGAAAGAAGTATCTCTGTCGCTAATGTGTTTGCACCAACTACGAGTACAACTATAAGTGCTTCGGATAATTTAACCCCACTATCTCCACAAACTTCTACACAAACTTCCACCACTACACAAACTACCACACAAACACAGGTCTCTACACCTACACAAACTACCACACAAACACAGGTCTCTGCACCTACACCGACGCCTACACCAGATCCAACCCCACCACCATCCAGTCCTCCCCCATCATCACCACCTTCAGGAGGGGGTGGCTCTGGAGGCGGTGGATATGGTTACTAAATAATAAAAAAAAGTTGCCTTATATTTAGTGTCAGAAACACCACAACCCAAAGAATCTTATCAAAAATTTCAAGGATACCAATTCAAATCTGGTATGCCAGATGGTGCTGAACGTATTATTGATTGGGAAGTTTTAACTGATAACGCGCAGGGTATTAAATTCTGCACGGACGGAGCTCACTTTCAACTAAATTATAAAACAAGTTATGAAATGTGTGGTCAAGATTGCACTAAGGGTGAACCCGCAAAAATTATTCGCGCAAAGAATGGAGATATTCACCTTGATGCAATGAATGGTGATATTTATCTAAAAGCAGCGAATATTAGACTTCAAGCTACAGACTCAATTGGAGAAGTAACTATTGTTGCTGGTAAACAGATTGCCTGCAGCTCTGGAATTCATAATGTTTCGGCGACGAAAGTAACTATAAGTGGATCTCAAGACGTTGCTGTGACCGGCACCACAGTTAATAGTCACGGAAAACTCCAAAATACACAGTCCCAAGCAACTGACGAGAAACAGGCATCTTTCTTAGGTCAGATTATGTCCGCAATTAAAAAATTCAAAAAACTCTTGGAGTGTGCATCTTAAATTATGGCTAGTCCTATTCAACACGTTGGTGATAAGTTTATTGTAGGTGCTATTGACACTTCTTTTTTAGACGTATCATCTAGAATCTTACCAGGAACATCTGTTCTGAATGGCCCAGTTTACATTGGTATGCCATTTTCTGTTGGTCTTGCTCGTGCAAACTGCATGATTGGACCACCATTGTTATCACTGGGTAGTCCTGCATCTTTGGAAGTTCTGGGTATTACTAATATCTTTGGTATCTTGAATGTATTCTCAATCAGTACATTCACTGGTCTCACTACAAAACTTGGAACTACAATTAAGAACGCGCTGAGTCTTAAGAATGGTATTGATATTAAAAATGCATTAGATCTTGGCAACACTATAAAAGTTACTAATGGAGTAGATAACGTCAACGGAATATTACATGTTGCTGGTGTTATTGATTGTGCATGGCTAGATGGTAAGATTGCTGCTGCAATGCTTGCTCCTGGTAAAGGATTTGATATGCATCACCCAACCAAGAAAGGTTGGAGACTTGCTCATGCTTGCATTGAAGGTCCAGAAGTTGGTGTATATCATCGTGGTAACCTTAAAGGTAATAACTATATTGAACTGCCTGAATATTGGAAGGGTCTAGTTGACTCTGAGACTATTACAGTTCAACTGACTCCAATCGGAGTATATCAAGAATTATATTATGAAATGTCCGATTGGGGGACTAAAATCAAGGTTCTAAATAATCAAGGTGGTGCAGTAAACTGTAGTTATCTGGTCTTTGGTGAAAGAAAAGATCTAGAAAAGTTATATGTTGAGTATGAGGGGAAGATTGAAGATTATCCAGGCGATAATTCCCAGAGATCTATTGTTGGATATAACTATGATTATAGAAAAGGAGTAAATGGATAATGGCTGCAGATCCTAAAGCAATTGAAAAAAGACTTCGTGATCAATCTACTCAGATTAAAGGTCAGGTAGATCAATTACAAGAACTACTAACCATTCAGGATGCAATCCTTGATGAGTATGATGAACTTATTGAGAAATGCGATAAGAAAAATTACCCTTTAGTTCAAGATATCAACACAAAAATTAAAGCAGTTTCCGATGCATATAAGGCAAGGATTGCTGAAGGTTGTCTAAGTGATCTTAACTGGGTATTACAAGAGAGTAAAACTTTAGAACTCGATCAATTCGATGATGAGGTAGAGGTTCAAACTTGGATGGTAACAAAAGATCCTGCACAAAGAGTTCAGTTGAATAGATACGGACTAAAGTATTACAGATACCCTAAAGATAGGGACTATGGTTCTAATATTACAGGGGAAGTGGAAAATGCAAATATTGATCAATTTACCACAGTTCTTGTAGTATTTGATTCTGACACTGGTTATGAGGTCGATGGGACATCAACTGTACTTCGCGATGTTAAGGCTGGAGATGTCGTAACTGATGACTTAGATGATCCACAAATCTTTATAACAGGAAACTTACCGACTGTTATTGGTATAGGAACAACTTCATATCCTGGAATTAGATCAGATTTTACTGGATTCTGTACTTCAGTTGATAATAGAATTTATTCTGATGCTCTTCAGGGAACTGTTCTCGATTATGCTCAGGCTGGAGATTTCATTTATGATTTTTCTGGTAATGGATTACTACCTGCTAATGGTGTAAAGATCCTTAGTATTGGAACTGTTAAAGTTCCATTCGCTGTTGATGGTAATAATACTGGTGGTGGAGGTGAAGTAACATCAAAAGTTGCAACGATTGATGGAACTGTTAATGGTTCTGCTAGTAATGTAACCTTTACTGTAGGTATCGTTTCCACCTATCAAGCCGCATATCTTAGTGCGGCTCCTCAAATAGCAGGTGTTCAAAGTTCTTTCACTTTTGTTAGAAATACAGGGGGAGATATTCAATTTGATGCCGCTTCAAATCCTATTGATCCAGTGAAAATCGGTACTATTCGAGGTAGTGGTGATTATGGTAAGGGACATAAGTTAGAAAGACAAAATAATGGTGACCCAGAAAAAACCAAAAAATGGAGAGAAGTTCAACAGGAACCAGAACCGGATATAGGATCCAGTTTTGAAGAATATTGGGTTGGTGCATTATCATGGCCTCAATGGGCAGAGAGTGATGGAGAAACTAGAGGTCCTGCCGTATATGTTGCCGAAGGATTTACTGCAACGCTTAGTATTGGTGGAACTATGGTTTCTGGAGAGTTGTCGATGACAGCAATACCACCACCAGGATCAAATCCAAACAGTGGTACATGTAACAACTTGACTGCAGCAATTGCTACTGCGGAGAGTGAGATGACATCAACAATCAATACAAACACTCCAAAAATTGACTATCTATTGAAAGGATCTAAGACCTTAAGGAGTCTCAGAGGTGATGATCAAACTTCGGCATGGTCCTACCTACAGGGAATTGGATATCAGAACAAGAAATCCGCAGAAAACAAATCGAATGCTGATGAAATAGGGGATTTCAACTGGTCAGAGCTTGACGACTGACTCAGATCGCGTTATGATACGTGGGTAACGCAATCAAACCCGATGCAAGTCAGTCGTGAAACCCTCCAAGAGTTCAAATTTCTTCTGGAAGATTCTGCAGAATATTTCTGTGATGAAAACATGATCAGTGGTGAACTATTTTGGACGATGGTCGAGTGTTATGCTACTGCAAAACTCGCAGAACTTGAAGGTGAAGTTCTTCCTGACATGGTATGAAGTACATCGTTCAGTACGATAGACCTAAAAAGAAAGGCACTGCACTTCAACGTGCAACTTTCTTTGATATTCGTGACGCAATGATGTGGGAAAGACACATCAGGAACGAAACCAACTGTAAAAACGTAGAACTAGTCCCCATTTTCACAGATGTTTGAAAGAGTTCCCTGGTACAAGTCTCAACCCCAAAATAACAAGATCAATCTATCTAATAACATTTGTTATGATCCGAAACACTCCCTAAAAGTGAGTGAACTGATTCGAGAAAATGGTAATGGTTTTAGTCAATACGCCAACGAATCAAAAATTTATGATTACTTAAGTGAATTTTATGGGGTAGAAAAACAAAAGATTGCTATCGGTATGGGTCTGGGTGAACTAATTCCTCGGATCTTCAATATTTTTAGAAACAAAAAGTTTTCTATTGTCACACCTACCTGGATGATGGCAACAGGATTCTGTGAAGTTAATTGCATCGAATACGTCGAAGGTATTGATCTCAGTGCAGACATCCTGTACATTGCAAATCCTAATGGTCAGGATGGGAAAATCATATATCCAGATATGATAGATTCTCTATGTGATGCTTTTGAATATGTCATCATTGATGAAGCCTATGCAGACTTTTGCGTTCCCACATGTTCAGCTCTCGATCTGGCTGTCACTAGAAACAACGTTATCGTATGCAAAACTTTTAGCAAGTCTCTTGCTCTACCTGGAATTCGTTTCGGTTATTGTTTTGGTGGTAATGATGTTATCTGGAGACTTCAACAACTACGCCCCTCGGGAGTGGTAAATAGTATCGTAGAAAAGACAGGTCTAGAACTTCTAGGTCTTATTGAAGATCATGTAGAACGTATGGTCGAAACTAGAAACTATATTGAATCTAAGTATGATTGTTCTCCTTCAAATGCAAACTTTGTACTATTGAAGAATAAAGAATCTTTCCTAGATGGATTTCAATATAGAATAATCAACGGACTTCATCGTATGTCTTTAATGGATCTAGACACATTCAAATGTTATGAATCGATATCAGACGTTCACCAAAGTAGAGAACGCAAATCTAATCAATTCAACACTTCGCAGTATTGAATTATGTATCACAACTGCATGTAATCGTGCGTGTTCGTTTTGTCCTCATGCATGGGGATTCAAAACTGAAGATACTAGAGAAAAGTTTGTAAGTCTAGAAACTGTAGACAGATTCATAGAATTCGCCTCTGTATATAATAACCAGATTACTTTATGTGGTATGGGTGAACCCACAATGCACCCATATATTAAACAAATTTTAGATAAATTTCAAAAAGTTGATAACAAAACAATCCTAGTTACTAATGGATATAAACTCCATGAAGTTGTAGACCATCTTGGACATATTCGTCCTAGAGTAAGTCTATATGAACCAATGGATCTTCCAAATATTGATATGGATGTTATCAATTACTATGAAGAGGGTGAGAACGTGAACTTCAATCAAAGAAGTTATGCTAAGGGAATTAAAAAACCCTGTTATCTACCATCATATAAAATGGTTGTAGATACTAGTGGTGGTATTTTACCTTGCGATAATAACTGGCAAGAGGTCGAATACCTTGCTAATATCTTTGATTATGATCTAGAAACTGTATGGTTGGATAAGTTCAACACATTCAGAACTAACTGTTCTGAAGATCGATCTCTTAATAAGTATTGCCGTAACTGTGATGCAGGTGGTATATTATATGGGTCAGAAGAAATGCAACTCCTTACTAATCAATGAGACCTGAAACACGACAATCTATGGAAATGCTTTGGTCTGCAAAGTGGAATCTACCAAAAGCAGCGAAGAATTGTGGATTGACAGAAAAGGAAATGAAAATCACATTCAACGAATATTGTGCATTTCATCCACCAACTTACGAATACGAGGGACTGTCGCCTAACGGTTAAGGCCCACTGCTTATAACGGTGTGACCTGGGTTCAACTCCCAGCAGTCCTATTTTGCGAGTATGGCGGAATCGGTAGACGCACCAGACTTAAAATCTGTTGAGAATTAATCTCGTGGGAGTTCAAGTCTCCCTACTCGCATCCGAATAAATAAAAAAAAGTTTTGATTATGATTGAAGAATTTTGCAGTTATTTTGAAGGATACTTCAATAATCAAATGCAGGCTTTCAACTACCCAAGAGAGTTTGCAATGATTGAACTTAATCATCGTCGTATCGAAGGAACTAACAGATTTACTGTTACTCAAGGATATGTAATGGATGGAGATCCCTACAGGTCTGTAGAGATTGAAGTTATTGATGATTCAAAAAATAATCAAGTAATTCTAAAAACTTATAAAGACGATGAACACATTCCTGGATGTGACTGTGTTTTCCAAAAAGTTGATAATGAGTTTCATGGAGATATTACAGGTAAAGAGTGTTTTGTTCAACGTGGTATTAAAAATACATACATGCAGTCTTCCGCTAAACTAGGTGACGGATACTATCATGTAATTGATCAAGGTTTTGATCCTGACAATGATGGACAACTTTGGGGATCACGTCACGGTCACTTTGAATTTGATAAAAAATAATTGTTGTGAAAATACAATATTTCAATGATCTAGATCGATTTCCTTATATTATTATAGATGAGTTCTATAACGAATCGGAGATTGAAGAACTTTGGGAAGAATTGGACTACATGTGCAATTCTAGAAGACTTATTTTGGCCTCAAAGGATAGAGGTGCGGCGCATGATAATGGTAAATTATTAAAGTTTAATCATTGCCAATATCTAGACTCAATGTATACGAATAGGTCACAATCAAATATTTTAGATGTAACTACAAAGTTATTCATGGAGGAAAAAAGAATTCTTGAAGATCATCCTCATTGGTACTTTAAGGATATGTCGAGAATTAACCTAGACTTCACTCAGGTTAGTTATTACGAACATAAGGATGAATATCAAAGTCATAGAGATCGTGCAATTTTTACTTCTCTGACTTGGTTCTACAAAAAACCAAAGAAATATTCTGGTGGTGATTTTTGGTTTGAAGATTTCAACTTTGGACTAGAATGCTTAAATAATAGGTCAGTAATTTTTCCATCAATTATAAGACATGCGGTAAGACCCATTAAAATGGAGGAAAAGTTTATGGGACAGAAATGTGGAAGGTTCTGTATTTCTCAATTTTTGTGTACTAAATTCCAGTAATTACAAATCAAAAATGAATATTAAACTGTGGTATAATGCTTCTATGGGTCAATGGCGTTGGACATTGACAGATAAAAATTTGAATATGGAATCGGGACAAAGACCAGATTTACGTGATGCTATGAATGATGTTGCTAATACTGTTGAATATTTGTTGAGTAAAAGTGAATCAAAACCTATTAAAATATAATCATTAAAAAACCCCCATTAACCAGGGGGTTTTTTTTGGCGTCTAAATATAAAAAGAATAGATTTGTCACTGTAGGAATCCCGAGATGCCCCTAAGTAGATTAGAGAATTTCCTAAAGAATGCTGAAGGTAATATACTGTATGTGAACCCTTCGGACTTCGATGCAACCGATAGTTACGAAAATAGAGGTAACTCTCTAACCAGACCTTTCAGAACAATTCAGAGAGCACTGATTGAGTCTGCTAGATTTTCGTATAGAGCAGGAAGAAATAACGATAAGATTGATAGTACGACGATCCTAGTATATCCAGGCACACATTATATTGATAATAGACCTGGGCATTCTATTCAATCTGCTGGGGCATCAGCAACCTTCAAGAGATTTATTAATAATTCTTGGCAAGAAAGTGGGGCAGAACTAACAGAGTTCAACGAAAATACTAACTTTGATATTTTTGACGAAGAAAATGAACTATACAAGTATAACAGTGTAAATGGTGGAGTTATTCTGCCCAGGGGTACGTCTATTGTTGGTCTAGATTTAAGAAAGACTAAGGTTAGACCACTATATGTACCCGATCCACTCAATGATAGTGTACCAGCAACAGCAATTTTCCGTGTTACTGGTACTTGTTACTTCACTGCGTTCTCATTCTTTGACGCTGATCCTTCAAGAAGTGCATATACCGACTCTACTGCTAAAAAAGTAAATCCAAGATTCTCCCATCACAAACTCACTTGTTTTGAATATGCTGATGGTGTTAATAATGTTTTATTAGGTAATGAGGTTACTGATTTAACTGACCTAGAAATGTATTACTTCAAGGTCACTTATGCTTATGGTGATTCTGGAGGTAGAGGACTTGCTGATTATCCTGCAACAGGATCTCTTGAGTTTGAACCATCTATCGATGAATTTAGAATTGTTGGCGATTTAACAGCAAATCCATTAGGCATTACTAGTATTAGATCTGGTGATGGTGTTATTCCAACTCAAACTATCACTGTTGTTACTAATAACAATCATGGATTGTTTAAGGATACTCCGATTCTAATCTCTGGTATTAGTACCAACGTTAATTCTTACAATGGATCGTTCGTTGTTAAAGACGTTCTAACTAACACCAAATTCACCTATGAGACCACATCAACTCCAACCAATGTTCTCCCTGGTCAGGACAAATTCAACAACTCACAGATCATTGTAGAGTCCGATAGTACGTCTTCTGCATCTCCATATGTATTCTCCTGTTCACTAAGATCAGTTTTCGGTGTTAATGGTCTACATGCTGATGGTAGTAAAGCAACTGGATTCAAATCCATGCTTACTGCTCAGTTTACCGGAATCTCTCTCCAGAAGGACGACAATGCGTTCATTCTATTTGATGAGACAACTAACATCTATAATGATAATGATACCGTAAGCGACGATCAGAAACCATTACACACTAATTCTAGAGCAATCTACAGACCCGATTGGGAAAACTTCCATATGAAGTGCTCGAATGATTCTATCATTCAGTGCGTTTCAATCTTCGCTATTGGTTTTGCAAAACACTTTGTTGCTGAATCTGGTGGTGACCAATCTATCACCAACTCTAACTCCAACTTTGGACACATCTCTCTTGAAGCTTCTGGTTTCCAAGCAAATTCCTTTGATAGAGATGACGTAGGTTATATCACGCACATTATTCCACCTAGAGAACCAGATAGAAGAACTTCCAACATTACTTGGTTGCCGCTTGACGCAACTAAGATTGTTGCTGCCGGACAAACTTCTAAACTATGGTTAGCAAACTTTAAGTCTCAAGATGTTCCTCCACCAGGTGAATTAGACTCTTATAAAATTGGTGGTAGAAGAGAAGATAAAATATACCTTCAAACAATTACAGGTACTGCGGTAAGTACCTTTGCGTCTCCTATTTTCATGCAGGTTCCTGCCGGCATTTCCACTGAGGGATTTAAGACGTATCCTGTTGGTCGTGCTGCTGGTATCAACAGCATCTCTTCCAATATCATAACACTTCAAGAAAATCACCAACTATTCAATGGTGAAAAAATTAGAATCTATAGTGATACAGGTGAAATGCCTGCAAATCTTGAAGCAAATAAAATCTACTTTGCATTAACAAGTGGACTAAATGCAAACCAGCTCAAAGTCTCCACAAGTGTTAATGATTCTGAATCGGGTAATAACATCACCGGAATTTCTAATGGTGGTGGTGAACTCAATGTTCTTAGTACCGTTGCTGATAAAGTAACAGGAGAAGCTGGACACCCAATTCAGTTTGATAGTTCAGAAGGTCAATGGTATTTAAACTCCTCAAACTCAACCTTTGTTAACCAGGTTTATACTGGTATTACTGGTCTTGGTACTGCTATAACAGGAGAAATAACTGGCGGCACATTTATTAAAAGAGAAATTGATAATAGAGGTCTAGAGGAAAGAATTTATAAGATGCGTTATGTCGTTCCTAAGGAATTTAAGAACGGTCGTCAACCATCAGAAGGTTTCATTCTTCAAGAATCTAAGAATGTTGGTGTTGGATCTGCATCATTCCTAGATGTTAGTGTTACTGATCCAACTCAACTTAGAAATCCACGCATTATCACCACTGCTACCTATAACGGTGCAACCGAACGTGCAACAATTAAGACTGAACTAGCGCACAACTTTAGTATAGGTGACCAAGTTACCATCAAAAATGTACTGAGTGTAAACAATTCTACTGGTACTGCTACTACCGCATATAATGGAACTTATGAAGTTTATTCAATTGATGATCCAAGAAGATTCCAAGTTTCTGTAGTTACTGGCGACCCTGGATTATTCCTTAACTCAGTCAACGAGAGAACTACACAACAACAAGTTGAAGCATTACCAACAGTACAGAGAAGTAGATTAAGAGACTCATTATACATCTACAATTCTAGACAGATCAAGGAACATATTCCTGGTGCTGATGGTCAAGACGGTGTATATGCAATCACTGCTATTTGTGGTTCTATTCAACCAGAACAGAATATTGGTTACGGTGTAAGTAGTAAGAAATTCTCACAGAATATTGTAGATCTTTATCCACAACAGGACAGAGACAACTATTCTTCCGACCCACAACCTGCAATCTCTCATGCTCGGAAGTCTCCATTAGGTAAAGTTCTTACTAACGACAGAAGATTCTCTATCACTAGAGAATCTGGTGATATTTTCTTAGAAAATAATAACTTCGCAATTGCTGTTAGTAACGCATCGATTACTGGTACGGGTAATACTACAATTTCCCTAACTCTTTCAAGAGATCACGGATTTAATAAAGTTAAAACCCTGACGATTCAATCACCTGGTAGTGGATATAACAATTCTGCTGGTGTAACCACAACAATCTATGCTGCAGATACTACACCTCAAAGTGGTGCTGGTGAAGGTTTAGTGGTTAGAGCAAATGTTTCTACTGGAAATACAGTTGGATCCGTTCAGATTGTAGAACCTGGTGGTGCATATGGTATTGGCGATACGATGACGGTATCAGCATCTCCTGCTGGTAATCCATCAACTTTTGCACTTCTCAGAGTTGATGAAATTTACAATAACATTGGAGACTCACTAGAACTATCTGGTTTTGCTGATTCGCAAATGAATGGCGTCTTTAAGATTATTGACGTTCCTAATGCTACTACAGTCACCATTGAACATGATTATCTAAACACTAGTGTTTATAAGACTAGAAACGATAATAGATTGCCACTTGTCACTTATGCAGGTAAAGGTCTAATCCTTGATAGTCTTGATTACAACCCAGAAGTTGGTGTTGCAACTGTTACTGTAGAAAATTCACACAATTTCTTACCTGGTAATACATTCAGAATTGTTAATAGTGGAAATCCGTTCTTTAAGAGATCGAAGTATCAAGTTCTTGAGAATATAGGTTTAACTACTTTCTCATTCTCTGCGGGAGTTTCTACTGATGCTCAAACAATGGCATCTGGAACTACAATTCAAAGATATGGTCTTTCTTCTCAAGGTAAACCAGTGGGTGCTGGTGAAGAAAATCTGGGTGGTAGATCAACCCCAATGTATGTTGGTGTTCAAACCGCACTTGCTTCTGGAATTAGTAAGACTGATATAAGTATTACAGTTTCAGATTCTCAAGGTTTTGGTCTTGGCGATTATATAACCTTAGGTGAAGAGGTTCTAAGAGTTAAAGCAAATCCAAGTGGCAATACACTGCAAGTAAGTAGAGGTCAATTCTCCACACCTGCAAAAGCAGCTATCTCTGGTCAAATTATTCAGAAGATCAACATTCTACCAATGGAGTTACGTAGACACTCCATTCTTCGTGCATCTGCACATACATTTGAATATCTAGGTTTCGGTCCTGGTAACTATTCAACTGGTATGCCTCAGGTTCAGGATAGAATTCTGACTGAAGATGAAGTTCTACTTGCACAAGCAAGAGAACAAGATGGTGGTGCGGTTGTTTATACTGGTATGAATGATCGTGGTGAATTCTTCACTGGTGCAACTAAAGTAAATGGAACTACTGGTGAAGAAACTACATTTGGTGCGCCAGTTGTAAACTTCTTCGGTGACGAAAGTAAGAGTGAGGTTATTAGTGCAAATAATGGTATTTTCGATGACCTGATTGTTAAGAATGCAATTACTGTTGAAGGTGGTGTGAACCAAAATAGAACATCTCAGTTCTATGGTCCTGTAGCATACACTAACAAGGTAACTGTTTCTTCCGAAGAAGGATTAGAAACTAATGTATTCTTCTTGAAAGGTGAGGCTGCACAACCTAAAGAAATGACAGTTGGTATTTCCACACCAACCGTTGGTAAAAGTGCGGGTGACATCTCATTTAAAGCACAACCTACTCCTGGTGGATACATCGGACATGTATTTTCTGAGGGCGATTGGAGAAGATGGGGAGTTATTTCCAAGTTTAAGGATGAAACTTTCCTCACAGTAGACAGAGTTGCTATTGGTGCAAGTAGTGCAGATTACCCACATAATATTACATCTGATGCGTTCCAAGTTAATGGAACTACCAGAATACAGAATCTCTATGTTGGTGGTGCGGTTACATTTGCTGCAAACCAAACATTCTCTGGTGTATCTTACGAGACCATTGAAGTTAGAGATGAGATTACTTTCCCAGTATCTTATGCTGGTACAGATAACTACGTTATTAAAACTGAAAATGCAAACGCGATTGCACAGTTCTCTAATGTAGAAATTACTGGTGCTGCGTTTACCTTCGGAAGTAATACCCAAGTTACTGTAGAGAACTCCTTTGAATCTAATTACACTGGATTCTCTACATTCAAGGGAACTGTTGCAATGGGTCAACTAGAAGTCGTAGGACTTGCTAGTGCTGCAACAGGAATCTTTACCTCTGTAGAAACTCAGTTCCTACAAGTTGGTACATATGCAAGTATCAAGGCAGGATATGCCACTGACTTCTATGTTGAAGAAGATCTGTCAACTAAAGATCTATTTGCTAATGTTGGTATTATTACAACACTTGAAGGTACTAGTTTAACTTATGATACTATTACTGGAACTGATGTCTTTGCAACTGGATTACGTGCTACTAAATTAGCAACTCCAAATGCTAGAGTCAATACTGGTATTGTTACCACACTGATTGTTCCTTCAGCAACCACTGTTATGCCTGAAGGTGGTACTGCTGCACAAGCAGGATGGGCGGGACTTAGTAAAGCATATGTTGGTGTTGGTATTGTTACCACCTTGATTATTGCTTCAAGTGGATACAATGAAGATCCTTCTGGTGGAGGTACTAATTCTGCTGTAGATGGTTGGATAGGTGCTCCACAGGCATACATTAACTCCGGTATTGTCACAACAATATCAGGTACTACTGCGACATACACTGTTGTAAATGCTCAAAACGTTTACTCATCATATATTGCTGGACAATCTGGTGGTGATCCTGCTGGTGCTGGTCTTCTTTATGTTGCAAATGCGGAAGTCGGATCCAAACTCTGGTTAAGTGGAACTGCTGCGGGTGAAGGTTTAAGAGCAAACGTTGGTGTTATTACTTACTTTGGTACTGGAGCGCAAAATGTATTAGGCAACGCCCCTGGCGGTAGTATGAACATTTACGCTGGTGACTCTGGTTTAGTCAGGTCATCACAGTTCCAGTCAACAATCGCTCAAGGTGCTGCACCATTTACAGTTGTATCCACAACTAAAGTTACTAACCTGAATGCTGATTTACTTGATGATAAGACTGCAACTGCTGCAGCAACTCCTGATACTATTATGTCTCGTAATAGTAGTGCAAACAC